ACGCCGCCCGACGTGATCGCGGCGATTCGGGCTGCGAGCGGGACCGGCCGCGCGATCAGCCGATTGTTCGGCGTGAGCGAGCAGACCGTGAGCAAGGTTCGCAACGGCAAATCGCACCGGATGGCGGCATGAACAGCGACACCTCACTGCGCGAGCAGCCCGGCCCGCAGGTCTACGCCAACGAGGTGCCGGGCCCGACGTACTACTGCAACCACTGCCAGCGCAAGGGCCGGCCGGTGGCTGGGCGCAAGAGCCGGTTTCTGCCTCTGTGGGGCATCAAGCAGCCGGCGTGCACGGTCTGCATCACTCGAATCGATAAAGGAAGGGTCTGACCATGCGAAACGAACGCGAAGCACACGCCACGCTCTCGGCCTGCAACGACTGCGAGTGCAGCTCGTGGGCCATCACGAAGGCGCAGGGCAAGTGCCCGAGGCGTGAACCGGTGGTGTCGCCGCCGATGCCGCAGATCGAGGAAGACGGCAGCGACCCGCGCCTGGCTCGCTGGCTGGCCGTCGCGTTCGTCGTCGTCGTGTGGGCAGGCGGGATCGCCTGGTCGTTGTCGTGATCGTCATCGGCATCGACATCGGCGTGACCGGGGCCATGTCCGCGGTCGACTCGCGCGGAACCTGCGTCGTGCAGGACCTGCCGATCGTCGCCACGGACAAGGGCAAGCGGCTCGACGCGCCGCAGTTCATCCGCGATCTGCGTGCGCTCGTGCCACCGGGCGAGGCGGCAATGATCGTCGCCGAGAACGTGCACGTCATGCAGGTGGCGGGCCGGCGCATGTCGCACAAGACCGAGACGACGCTGGTCGGGCTGCGGTTCGCGGTGCATGCGGTGGCCGACATCGCGCGCATTCCGGTCGAGCTGGTCACGCCGCAGGCCTGGAAGAAGCATTTCGGCATCGTGGCCGACAAGACCGGCAAGCAGGCGCGCGACACCGCGGCGAAGCTTTACCCGAACGCGGCGCACAACCTGGCCCGGGCGAAGGATCACAACCGGGCCGAGTCGCTGCTGATCGCGCACTACGGGCAGGGGTCGCTGACGTGACCGTGTACATCGACTGGCCGCAGGTGCTTGGCGAGCTTGCCCTGCTGCTGGGCGATGTCGATCCGCAGGCGCCGCACCTGCGCGTGCCGTGCTCGCAGGAACGGCTCGCCCTTGCGCTCGGCGTGGCCCGCGGCACGCTTCGCGGATGGATGGACGGCAGCGAGCCCAAGCACGGGGACGGCGAGCGCCTGCTGGTGCGCTGGTGCACGCTGACCGGCAAGGCGCGGATCTTCGCGCCGGTGGATCGCCGCCCGCTCTCTGCCCCGTCTCGCTGACTGGCTGGATTCCGCCCGGTCGGTCGCCCGACCATTGGCGCCGTCCAACCACCCGGAGACCCCGCCCATGTCGCGTTCCGCCACTGCCCGCGTGCAAACCCCTGGCGCTTTCGAGCCCGAGGTCGACCAGATCGACACCGCGACCGCCACGCCCGAGGAAATGGCCGCGCAGATCGCCGACCTGAAGGCGAAGCTCGCCGCGCAGACCGCAGAGAACGCCGCTGCGAAGCTGCCGCAGGTGGTGTACGAACCCGAGACGCCGCACGGTTCCGTCGCGCTTCGCTCGAGCCCGACCGGGCACCTGACCGTCGCGCAAGTGCAGGCCGAGATCGACGCCAAGCGCATGCCCGAGCCGATCACGAGCTACCTGTGCCGCGACGGCTACCTGGCGCGCCGCGTCTGATCGGCCTGCCGTGGACGCTCTGACGCTGCTGCCCGAGGCGCCCACACGCGAGCAGATCGAACGGCTCGAGCGGGAAATGATCGCGCTCGAAGCGCAGATGCCCGAGGCGATCGTCGGCCTTCCGACGTGGCACCACTTTGCCGACGGCCTGGCCGCGCGGACGATCATCATCAAGGCCGGCACGGTGCTGACCGGTGGCGTGCACACGAGCGATCACCTGAACATCGCCGCGGGCGACATCACCGTGTGGACCGAGGCGGGCATGCGCCGGCTGACCGGGTACCACGTCCTCCCGTCCAAGGGCGGCGCCAAGCGCGTCGGGCTGGCCTGGTCCGATACGTACTGGACGACCGTCCACGCGAACCCCGACAACTGCACCGACGTGCAGGTGCTCGAGGACCGGCTGATCGCCGACGCGCACAACCTTCAATCGCGCCGCCTGCCGGCGCTGACATTCGACGAACGGGAGCGCATCGCATGAGCTGGGCCGTCACCGCATACGCTGCAGTCGCCGTCGGCACTGCTGTTTACAGCTCCGACCAGTCGCGCAAGGCCCGCCACGAGCAGCAGGACCTGATCGACGCGCAGATGGCCGACGACGTGCGCAAGAAGGCCGAGGCCGAGACATCGGCGCAAGTGGCCGCGAACGCGCGCCTCGTCGACAGCAAGCGTCGCCGCCGGTCGAGCGCGCTGGCCCTGGGCGATCCGGGCGGATTGGCGCAGACGCTGGGCGGCTCGGCCGCACCGGTGACGCGCGGCAGCATGTCCACGGCGCTCGGCGCCGGTGCACCGAGGGGCATCTGATGGCCGACGTCGCCGCACTGCGGCGCAGGCTGAACCGCCTGAAGGAACTGCGCCAGCCTCACGAATCTGTTTGGCGGGACTGCTTCGATCACTCGTTCCCGATCCGCGGATCCGGGCTTGAAGGCGGGCAACCGCTCGACGCACGGCAGGCCATCGACCGCAAGTCGAAGCTACTGCACAGCGCCGCGACAGACGCCGGCCGCACGCTGGCCGCTGCGATCGTCTCGGGTGCCACGCCGTCAAGTTCCGTGTGGGGCCTGTTGAGCGTCACCGGTGCGAAAGACGACGGTCTGCGCTGGCTCGACGAGAAGGGCAAGCAGCTGCACGAGGAGATTCACTCGTCGACGTTCGACGCTGCGGCGTTCGAGGTGGCAATGGATCTCGTTGCGGCCGGCTGGTTCGCGCTCTACGTCGACACCGACCGCGAGGCCGGCGGCTTCACGTTCACTCAGTGGCCGATCTCAAGCGTCTACGCCGCGTCGACGAAGACGGGCGGGCTCGTCGACACCGTGTTCCGCGAGTACACGCTGACCGTCGAGCAGGCCGTGACCGAGTTCGGTATCGAGCGCGTGTCGGCCAACACCGCGAAGAAATTCGCCGTCGACCCTGATGCCTCGGTGACGATCTGCCACGCGATCTATCCGCGCCGGCCGTACGTTGTGAACGCGCGGCTTGCGAAGAACATGCCGATCGCGTCGTGTCACTTCGAGGTCGAAACGAAAGTGGAGCTGCGCGAAAGCGGGTACCACGAGATGCCGGTGATCGTGCCGCGCTGGGCGGTGATTCCCGACAGCGTGTACGCGATCGGCCCGATGTTCGATGCGTTGCCCGATGCGCGCGAGTTGAACGAGTTCCTCGCGCTGGACCGCAAGAACGCCGGCATTCAGGTCGCGGGCATGTGGATCGCCGAAGACGATGGCGTCTTGAACCCGCGCATCGTGAAGGTCGGCGGCGGGCGCGTGATCGTGGCGAACAGCGTCGACAGCATGAAGCCGCTGAACCCGCCGGGCAATTGGCAGTTCGCGGACTCGCGCATCGCGCAGTACCACGCGTCGATCCGTCGCATCCTGATGGCCGACCAGCTGCAGCCCGCCGATGGCCCTGCGATGACGGCGACCGAGGTGCATGTGCGCGTCGGCCTGATCCGCCAACTGCTCGGCCCGATCTATGGCCGGCTGCAGGCAGAGTACCTGGCGCCGCTGATCGAACGCTGCTTCGGGCTGGCGTACCGCGCCGGGCTGTTCGGCCAGGCGCCCGAGTCGCTCGGCGGGCAGAACCTCAAGGTCAAGTACAACAACCCGCTCGCCCGCGCGCAGAAGCAGGAAGACGTCGCCGCGATCGAGCGGCTCGACCAAAGCCTCGCAGCGTTCGCGGACATCGGCCAGGCCGTGCCGGCTGCAGCTGCAGCGCTCGACGTGATCGATTTCGACGAGAAGCTGCGCACGTTGATCGAAGGGCTTGGCGTGCCCGTGAAGGTCACGCGCGATCAGGACGCGCTCGCCGCATTCCGCGAGCAGCGCGCGCAACAGCAGGCCGACGCACAGAAGGCCGAGCAGGCGCAACAGATTCAAACCATGGCAGCAGACACCGCAATGCAGCGGTCGGTCAAGGCTGCGTAAGGGGTAACTCGTGGCTGATGTTCAAAGTGGATTGGCGACGCTCGGGCCAAACGGCTGGGAGGTGATCGAGCCGAATGAGGGTGGGCAGTTCGGTTCTGTGGGCGTGCTTGATGCGCAGCAAAGCGTATCGGTCGTTCAGGCGTTCTCGTTGCGCCAGGCCATCCGAAAGGCCTACTGTCGGCCGTTCTGGCTCGCGCACCGCGCCGAGCTGATCGCGCGCAACCCGCCAGTCGGCAACACCGGAACCGTCTACTACATCGGCCCGACTTCGGCCACGAACGGTGTTGGCAGCTTCGCCGACCCATTCAATGTGATGCCGGCCGGCGCGACTTGGCAGGGAAACACCATCCTCATCGCCGAGATGACGACGCTGAACATCACGGCGGCGGTGAGCAACGGCGGAAACTTCTCATTCAACTTCGGAACGTACAGCCGATACGACAGCTCGCGCGTCTACGATCCTCGCCGGCTCGCCACGATCAACGCCTTGCCTGCGGGCAATCTGACACAGGTCATGGCGTTCACTGGCCTTGGTGCGGGCAGTACCGGGGTGTTCAGCGGCCTTCGCCTCACGGGCGCTCGGGCGGCTGCTCTTGCCACCCCGAAAGCGCTGTTCGTGGGCGGGTCAATTGCCGGCTCCACGTTGATAGTGGAGCACTGCGTGGCCGACGACATTGCAACAGCCGACGCTGTGCTGGTCGGCGCGCTGTTCGATCTGCGCTGCGAGAAGATGATCGTTCGGTTCAACCGCGCAGCCGGAACGAACGTGGATCACTTCTGGTTCAACGCGCCGAGTTCCTCGACCATCGTCGAGTTCTACGGCAACGAGATCAATACCGGCGCGGACATCAACCGCAACGGCCCCGACGCGGTGCAGTTCAACCGCGCAGCCGGTGGCGCCTATCGCCGGCTGAACGGGTACTGCAACTGGATCGAGCACAACGCCGCGGCGAAACAAGGGTTCTTCGTCGCCGGCAGCACGCCGGCCGATGGCGCCGAGTCGGTTTGGTGGCACCGCAATTTCATGTTCGGCATTGCCGACATGACTGGGCAAACTGACTGGGCCGGCGACGGCAGCGGCCATACCGCGATGCAGTTCGACACCTTCGGCTATCGGGTGTACTCGAACTACATCGACGGCTTCCGTGGGTGGGGGAACATGTTCGGGTCCACGCTCTCGCGCGCCCTGTTCGCGTACAACCTGTGCGTCACCGAAAACAGCGAGTTCGAGGTGACGAACGCGGATTCCCCCATGTGGGGCAGCGGGACCAGCGGCAGCGACTACATCATCTGCGCACACAACACGTTCTGGACGGTCAACGATCTGTCCGAGTCAATGGACCCTGGGCAGGCAGTGGTGCGGCTGGCCGGAGCGAACAACAAGGCGAACAACAACATCTTCACCGGCGGATGGCGCAACGCCTGGCGCCTGTACAGCGGGGTCAGCCAGCC